AAGCGGAATTAGTTTGTCGGACAGCGGATGGTTAAGTATTTTTTCTTATGAGGGCTATGAGTGGATAGATATAGTGGCGTACGATATAGATTTAAATGGGCACGTAGATGTTTCTGGCTCACTCAAACTAGAAAATGCATCGGGCACATCTAACGCACTTGAATTTCCAAGTGGGCATATGATTTCGGAGAGCTCGAATAATGGTTACCTTTACATTTACGGAAATAGGGCGACCGGTAGGGTATTTACAATAAGAAGTCACAACAATAAAAGTAGCTATAGAGATGATTTTCAATTAAATAACAGTGGTGAAATCATATCAATTCCTACTAGAGATAATCCTGTTACCTGGGCTGGTCGTGCAGCGGTAGGAGCTACTACCGGAAGGTTTGGATTTGTATCTTCTTCCAAACGCTATAAACTCGCAATAGAAGACGTGAAATCAGATCCTTATAACATCTTAAAATTAAGTCCTAAAAGTTGGTATGATAAGAAAAACACAGAAGAAATTGCTGAGCTATTAACCAGACAATATAATGGCGAAAAAGTAAGTTTTGATGAGGTAGAACACCTTGAAAGAATTCCGGGCTTAATTGCCGAGGAAGTAGAAGAAGCAGGATTAGGTGAGTTTGTTACCTATGACGATAAAGGGAATGTTGACGGTGTTCAGTATGAAAGGCTTTGGACTTTATTATTACCGATTGTAAGAGATTTAAAAGAAAGGATTGACGAAATTGAATCGAAATGTAAATGTGGACGCTAATCAAGTTATTGGTCGTTTAGCGAGTAAAATCGCCAATTTAGAAATACAATTAGCGCAAGAACAGGCGCTGAACGACGAACTAAATAAACAGTTGAAAGAGATGAAAGAAGAAAAAGCCGAGTAGGCTTATTTTTTATGAGGAGGTTTAAAGTTGGATAATGCAATAAAAATACTTGTTGGATTTGGAGGCGGACTAGCCTCTTTTTTATGGGGAGGTTGGTCTGCATTGGTACAAACTTTAGTGATGTTTATCGTATTAGATTATGTATTTGCTATCTTTGTGGCAGGTGCATACGGAGAGTTAAATAGTCGCATAGGATTTCGTGGGATTGCTAAAAAGGTCGCTATTTTAGTACTTGTTGCGGTAGCCCATCACGTGGATATGGTAATTGGTGACAAGTCACTCATTAGGGATACGGTTATCTTTTTCTACATTGCTAACGAGCTTTTGAGTATTTTGGAAACAGCAGCTAAGACGGACTTACCTATTCCCGATGTTTTACGTAGGGCAGTTGATACATTAAAAGGAGATGATAAGTAATGACAAAAGTAGTTGCTATTGATGCAGGGCATGGGATTAATACACCTGGCAAGCGTACACCGGACGATGAGAGAGAGTGGAGCTTTAACTCTATTGTTGCTCAATCAATTATTGATAATCTTAAAAAATATAGAGGTGTTAAAACCGTAAGATTAGATGATCCGACTGGTAAACGTGATGTGCCTTTGAGGGAGCGTACAAACAAGGCAAACAACGCTAATGCAGACATTCTTGTTAGCTGTCACCATAATGCTAACACGGGCAAATGGGGTAACTGGACGGGAACAGAAACCTATCACTATCCTGGGTCAACGAAAGGAAAGCAACTTGCTCAAGCGATACATCCAAGTGTTGTTAAAGCATATGGATTAAGAGATAGAGGTATCAAGAGCGCTAATTTCCATATGTTAAGAGAATCTCGAATGCCCGCCATTTTAATCGAGGGCGGTTTTATGGATAGCACGATTGACATCAAAAAGTTACGTGACAATAAAGTGTTAAACCGAGCAGGCAAAAATATAGCTGATGCTATTGCTCGTTACTTTAATTTACGTAAAAAAACAAACAAAACAACGACTAAATCAAGTACTACTAAATCATCAAGTAAATCGACATATACAGGCGGCAGTATAGTTGATTACCTAAAATCTATCGGACAACCATCATCATTTGCACACCGCAAAAAACTAGCGTCTAAGCACGGGATTAAAAATTATAAAGGTACAGCAAGTCAAAATACACGTCTGTTAAATGCTTTACGTGGCAAAAAGACAAACAGTAAAGCAACCAAGCCTAAAAAATCATTTAAAGTTGGCCAAAAGGTTAAGATTAAACAGTCCGCTAAAAAATATAGTCGGGCAAACGTGACGATCCCGAGCAAGTACAAAAACAAGTCGTACACAATTCAGCAAGTCGGCAAAAACGATGTGCTTATTAAAGAGTTGTACAGCTGGGTACGCAAGTCTGATTTGCTGTAAAACAAAAAAAGAGCGGGCTGTTATGCCTGCTCTTTAAATGTATTTAATGCAACTGTTGTTACTCTTTGGATCATCTCTAGTCTTTCGTCTTTTTTGTTGCTGTGACTGGAGATGTATTTTATTTCTTTAAGGGCTTCTCTGTAATGTTTTTCCCTTTCTTTTGATTTTCTTAACTCTTCTTTCAAAATAACACTCCCATTTCTTTTTCCTCCTAATTTTTACTTTAGGAGCTAGGCTTTATCGCCTGCTCCCTCTCCCTGTTTCATTTTTTAAATCTTATTAATTAGTAAATTCATTAAACCAATTTTCAAAAGTTAGATACTTTCCGTTTTCCTCACCATGCTCTATTCCGTCTTGATACATTTCTTTAACTCTATCTAAGTCAATGTTTTTTTCGTCCATGTACTGATAAACCTTTTCCTCTAACTCCGTATTACCGTTCAACTCCCGATTGACTCTTTCTACTACCCATGTCCAATCGTTTTTTACTTTAATCATTTTACATTCTCCTTTTATTATAATGTATTTACCGACTCCATATTGCTTAATTGCATGGTCGCCTTTTGGCGTGGTGTTTGGGGTTGGTGGGGCGAGGCTGATCACTCGCCTTTTTTTATTGGAAAGGCCATCTACTCCTCATAAAATCCTCATTTTCTTTTAATCGTCTTTCCACCCACTCATCAACATCTTCACTTTTAAGTTCTTCTATTGCTTCTATCACTTGTTCCGTAAATTGCGGAAATCCACCGCCCACTATTACGTCAGGTTTTTCTTTATATACCGCATCAATAACATAGTTTTTAAGCCCTTTATATATACTCATATCATTAACTCTTACTTTTACCGTGTACTTGTTACCAACCCATTCTTTATTAGATAAAGCAATTAACTTAAATTTACTATTATCTAAATTATCTAAACCAAGGACGTCTCTAATTTCTTCTAAGTCGATATTCTCGATAACCTCCTCTACGCTCAAACTTTCATCAAATTTAATGTCCCTAACATGCCGATCGTTATAAGTTAAAATCATTTTATTTCCTCCTATTGATTTTTAGGAGTCGATATGTTATCTTTTATTTACCGACTCCGTTCGGTTTGTCTCACCATTAAGTGAGTGGATTGAAATTAAGTTTAAAATTTTTCCGATACGGAAAGGGTGGGGCGGTCCGATCAACCGCCCTATTTTTATGCCCAACTTTTACCTGTTAGTGCAAATCCGTCTTTGTTGATGTATCCTCGTTGTCCGTCTGACTCTCTAAAGTACTCGATAAATACTTGCTTGTCGTTATGTTCCTTTGCTAGCCTTTCCGCTGTCTCTTTTGCCTGTTCCTTGTTGCTTACCTCCACTGCCTTAATTGCCTGCAAATCATCCTGTACAACTACTGTTAATCTTTCCATTTAATCTTCCTCCTTTTTTGTTGGCCATCTCTCTGACCTTCTACTTAAAAGTATATCATGATACATCATGATATGTCAAGCCTTTTTTATTTTTCTTTATTTTCTTCTATATATTTCTTGATCCAATATCGGATAAGCACCGACGGGTTTTGCATATTGTCGGCTGCTACCCGTTGGAACTCCTCGCGCATCTCTCGCGTTAGTTTGACTTGGATTGCTACGTCTTTTTTGCTCATATCGTTTCCTCCTTTTAAAATATTCGCTTATGAACCGTCGGCTCGACCATCACGATCTCGCCCTCGTCTAAAACATCGTCCTCATTTGCGGTATCGTCCCCGTAAATGATGTACGCCTTGCTTGCGAGAAATTCTCTTTGAGCATCTCGCTCGAGAAAATTTTCTTTTCCGAATGGAGGCGTAACTACTCTTTCGAAACTCTCGACGTCATAAGCGGATACGCCATCAAATTCGAATAGTTCGAAATATTCTTCCGTGCCATATTCGGGAAAGTCTCGCTCGTCCTCTCGGTCGAGATTGTGTCGGCTTGTTTCCGTGATTACGTCGCCTGCTTTTCTTTCGAGCTCCTCAAATCGGATTCCTACGATGTACCCTTCCTCTAATAATTCCTCTGCTTCCCTTTTTAAAACCTTAAAAAATTCTCTTATTGTCATTTTGTTTCCTCCTTTATTTTCTAACTATATATATATCTTATCATGACTTATCATTACTTGTCAAGCTATTTAATAAATTCTTTTTATTTCGAGTATATGGCGCGAGGCAAAGGTCTATTTCGTCAATCATGCGGGCAGACAGCAAATAGCGAGCGATAGAGGCAATTTAAGCCGCGATAGGATAAATCATACGCTCATACGTAATAACGCCTACATCAAGTTAAATATGCCGAAGTCTTGGCAGAATGAAACACCCGTTAGAATCCGCGGAAAAACCGAATTAATCGCTGTCGCCGTATTTTGGCGGGAGGAAAATCCGATATTTATCGAGGCAGATTATCGTCAAACCATGCGCACAAATGCCGGCAAAATAAAAAAGTACGCACGGATTTTCGATTTATTAAACGGAAATCCCGAACTTATATGGGCGACCATCTCGGAATATCGAGCGAAAAAGTTGACGGAAATATGCGACAGATATCGCCTAAATAAACGAATTATCCTTTTCGATTGACTTTCTTAAATTACCGTCGTATTATAATAAGGGCGATGACGCAAAACAAGGCTGTATCGTAATCTTGTAGACCAGCGTTAAATCGTCCGTCTCGATTTCCCGAATTTAGCGCTTGACATTCGTCTTTTCCCGTGATAAAGTATTTTATGGCGACTGGAACTCGCGTAGGCCACTACCGTGGTCTCGAGGGTTCAAATCCCTCGCTCTCCGTTACGTCAACGGCGCGGGTTTATAGCGCTCAAGACAGCGGACGGGACGGACGATTTTTAGCGGTCTAGTCCTGACGATTAATCGGCCTTCTTTTTGCGAAATATCATCGCAGAAAGGAGGCTATTTTTATGCGCAAAAACAGGCAAATCAGACGCGGCAAATCCCGACAATTTCAAACGGTCGATTTCAATACGGAAGAAATATCCGGACGAGACGATAGCTTTGACGAATGCCTTGCCGAATTTTTGGACGTGCTTAAATACGAACGAAATCGAGCGGCAGGCACAATCGAATTTTATCGTAAAGAACTCGGAAAATTCCGACAATCCTTCGAGGAACAGCGTCTTAAAACTAATTTAAGGGCGATTACAGCCGATTTAATCCGTAGCGGGTACGTTAGGTATCGACAAGATAAATACGGCGTCAAACACGCTACAACGAACGCTGGCCTGCGAGCATTGCGCGCCTTTCTCAATTGGGCGACAGAGAAGCGAATTATTAGCCGTAGTCCTTTTGAAGATATTACGATATATAAGGCGGAGGCTCGTCCGGTCGAAACGTTCAGCCGCGAGCAGTTGTTCGACATACTTTCGCAGCCCGACCTAAAGACGTTTATAGGCTATCGCGACTTTGCGATTATGACTACGTTATTAGAGACCGGAGCCCGTGTACGAGAGCTTTGCGAGATTACCGTCGATGATATCCGATTTAATGACCGCCAAATCTTGCTGAACGGCAAAAACCGCGAGCCGAGGCTTGTCCCTTTTCAGCGCCAAGTTGGTCAAATCTTACGTAATTATTTGCAGGCAAGAGGCGATTCGCCCGTCGATTGGCTTTTTATTACGCAATATGACGAGCAAATGAATCGCGATAGCGTCCGTCGTCGAATTGCGAAATATGGACGCATGGCTGGTATTGATAACGTAAGATGTAGTCCGCATACTTTTCGCCATACATTCGCTAAAATGAGCGTGCAGAATGGCGCCAATATATTCGAGCTGCAAAAGATACTCGGGCATAAGTCGCTCGATATGGTTAGACGTTATGTCAACTTGTTTAGCGACGAGGTAAAAAAGGCACATGAGCGCTTTAGTCCCGTTAAAAATTTAGATTTCCGTTTTTAAGCAAAAAAAAAAAATTAGAGGCCTACGCGGCCTCTTTTTTATTTGACTTGATCCAGCGTAGGGGTATAACGGTTTCGCAGCTTGGGCATTTTACGTTTTTGGCCCGCAGCTTAGCCTTGGCCTCAAGTCCGCAAGCCGTGCAAGTCAGCTTGGCGCTCGGCGCGGCCGCATACATTACTAAAAAGCCCGTCAAAAATAAGCCAATGCCTGGCAATGTTAAAATGATCGTGGGCAGCATTATGGCGCCAACGATTACCATAAGCAGACCTATCAGACCTCCTGCCGTTTTGACTACGTCTTTTATCCTTAGTTTAGGTAACTCCACCTCAACAACTTCGATTTTCCTCATAATACCATCTCCTTTTTTATCCAATTATATATCAGCATGTCGTCGTTTTGCAATCGATTGTATTTTCCGAAAATTTAAACTTATGTTTTTATGTCCCAATTTTTATAACATTTTTGGGGATATGTAGTAGGGAGGTGATTGCCCGACTATGAGCAAGCTAATTATAAACGAGAGGCCTTTATTAGTGCCGCCGACTTTAGCCACTAAAATCGGACTTAACGAGGCGATCGTATTACAGCAAGTACACTTTTTATCGACAATTAGTGATAACGAGATAGACGGCCGCAAGTGGGTTTATAACTCTTATGACGACTGGCAAAAACAATTTCCGTTTTGGAGCAGACCGACAATAGTTCGGATATTTAAACGACTAAAGGACGCCGACTTAATTATTACCGGCAACTATAATAAACGATCTTATGATAGGACAATGTGGTATGCCGTAAATTATAAAACGTTGTCTAAATTATCAAATTGATAAAGTGCTAGATGTTATCAAAATGATAATGCTTATATGTTATCAAAATGATAATACCTATACCATAGACTACCATAGATTACTATACCATAGAAAAGATACCGACTCATGCTTGCGCATTCGTCGGAATCGGCCATTATGTTTATCTCCGTATATAGATATAGTTGGATATAAACAAGTTATCTCTTAGGTGTATATGTCGGCAAGTATTTCCTTTCAAAAAATTAATAATAAAAAAGTTTTCCGCGCCGGACGCGCGGCAAGGAGGCGATACACATGCGATACAAATTGGAGGATTACGTTATGCTTGTATTATTTATCCTATCGTTAATATTTGCCTACGCATCAGCCATAATAACGGGCTAAATAACGTATTTAAGCGAGCTTTGGGCGATAACTAGACGTATTATCGAACGATCTTAAAACACGCTTTAAAACGCATTTAAACGCATTTTACAAGGGGGCTAATATATGGCAGGCATTAAGACGATTTTACAAGCGGTAGGCAATATTGTTAAGGAGGTGCGGGATATGTCGGATGATAAGAGCAGGGACGGGCTATGCGTAGAGTGCGATAAGCCGGTAACACATTACGGATCATATTTTTGTGAAGACTGTGCAGCGGAATTTTTTAAGGAGGATGATACGAATGACTAAAAAGACTACGCGAAAACTACCGCCAGCAAACGACTGGCGGGCGAGAAATATCGAGGACTGGAACACGACGACATTCACGGAATATTTACGGGACAAGCACCGCGAGCTATTCGGATGCGAGTACGTACCATTCGGAGGCAGGTGGGCGACCGAGCAAGGAATGATTGGCAGGCTTATCGGTACTCGGACGAAAGAGGGTACGCATAATAAGGCGACGGTCAAGGCGTTTATCGACGAGGGCTTTAAGTCGTACAAGCCTACCGCTCAATACCCTGGCACTAATTTCGGATTCCTATACTCGTACCGACGCAATATTTTACAGCGAATAGAGGCGGAGCAGGCGGCGAAAGAAAAGTGGGATGAGCGCGGCAAACAGGCGGAAATGTCTACGGAGGATTACGACAAATTGAGTGAATGGTTATAAGGGGGGAGAGTAATAATGAGACACTATGTATTTGACGAAAGTGATGTAATTAATTTTAAATACTGCCCGCATTGCGGCGAGGATTTGTTTAGCGTGTATATGGGCGATTATAGCGGGCATATGGAGTGCAGTAACTGTGATAGATGCGAGGGGTTTTATATCCTCGAAGAAATGATTATTCGCAACCCACAATGGTTGATAAACATAATTACAGCACCTTACAGACGACGCATCCACGAACTTATTAGTCACAAAAATTCACACACGGAGGAATCGGAATGAGTAAAGAACGGTTGGAGCAAATAGAAAGAGAAAACAAACTACTTAGATTTATAGCAAAAGAGAACAAAATAGCCTATGAACAGAGAGCGGAACAAAACAAACGCTATCGTGAGCTGCTCGAAAAAATAAAAGAAATGACAAGGTACGATGATTGTCGAGAGGCTGAAATATATGAATTAGTTAGTGATGAATTGGAGGGAGAGAAATAATTGTCGGCATGTATATTACAAAACTACCGAAAGGACAAATGCGCCAATTGCGATAATTTATGCGCCCACCGAATAGCCCTCGAAGGCTTGGACGGCAATTCGGGACGGCTAGGCAACGCCGGCCTGCCCGCAGACTACCGCGGCATAACGCTTGCCAACTCGTCCGCACGAGAGGGACAGGCGAAGGCTTATCGCTTGCTAGAGAAATATGTTTCGACATTTAAGCGTCATTTAGCGGGTGGCGAGCGAGCCAAGTCAATATACCTTTGGAGCGAATCGCCGGGAACGGGAAAGACTACGACAGCGAGCGCCTTGCTTGCCGAATATATAGCGCATGATTACCTAAACGCCTTAAAGGCGGGCAAGCAACCGCAACAGACGCCCGCCCTCTTCCTCGACGTAAACGAGTGGCAGACGCAATATAACATCGCTACGATGACGGGCGATGAGGACGCGATAAAAAGGATTGGCGCGGACATAAAACGGCTACAAAGCGTTGATTTTGCCGTTTTAGACGATATAGGAGTCCGTGGGGCGAGCGAAGCATTTAGATCGTATTTGCACGCAATAATTAACCACCGTACTACTAACGGACTACCTACTGTGTTTACGTCAAACCTGCCTATCGAGGATATGGCGCAGGTATTTGACGATAGGCTATACGATCGTATGCGCGATATGTGCGCAGTCATACATTTTTCCGGCGAGAGCAAAAGGGGGATGAGATAATGAAACACGTCAGGAGAATAAGAAATAGGGTAATAGAGTTAATTAAAACAGAAAAAAGAATACAGGGTGCGTGGGCAATACCTAGACAAGAATTAAATTTAAGTAAATGCAAATTTGAGGGGATTTATATTCTGGTGACCGACAAAGGGGATGCCTTGTATGTAGGGCGAACAAATAATCTCGCTAACAGATTGAATAGTCATTTTGAGTACAGAACAAACTCTTCTATTTTCATGGACTTCGTACATGCGGTAATTATCGTAAAAGGAGACCCGGAGATAGAGTACGAAATAATTAAAATTCTAAAACCTATTTTTAACTCAAGAAAAACAAATAATAGAGGGATAACCACTATCGCCGGGGATGATATGGCGTTTATAAGAAAACATGTAATATGTGAGCATCCTTCTAAAAGAGATTTAGTCATAAAAGCGCTAATAGCTCGGAATAGAATAGCTAACGGAATCGTTATAACAGATATAAACAAATACAGCGGAGGAGTTTCGGGAGAGGATGTTTTACAAGCTTTAGAAATTATCGGAAACGGTGCTTTAGAGAGGGGATGAGATAACATGACGACAATAAACGGGGACAATAACGACAATATCAACGTTGGCGACATCGTACATATCGACGGATATGGCAAGCGACGATTTGAAATAATCTCGATAACACGTACGCATTATATCGACTTAGAGATGGAGTATGAGGTTGCCGAGATAGAGGCGCTAGATTTACGAGATAAGCGCAATTATTACGCCGAGCTAGAGGATATTACCGTAATAGAGAGCGCTAATCCGGGCAAATCATCTAAACATCCGGACCATGACCTTATAACAGCCGACATAGTTGACGACTTACTCGACGAACTCCGTTCCTGCCAGACAATGCTACAAGTTTACGGCAAGGATAGCGGCAAGGGCCGCGATATTATCAAGCGTATGGGCGAGATTAAAAGGCAATTAGGCGGGATGGTGGACGATAATGCATTACGCTAAGCTCTTTTTAAACAAGGTAATAGACAGCGGAGACGCCAGCGCATTAGCTCGCTACAATATCGATTTTCAAGATATGCATACCGATAATGATCGGCGTATATACCGTTTTATCGAGCAATATGCCGAACAAAATAACGGACAAGCGCCGAGCTATGCGACGGTAGCCGCCGAGATTGAGGGCTACGAATATATTCCGGACGTTAGCGACTCTTACGAATATCTAGCCCGGCAAATAAAAGACTACTCCGCAAAGCAGGCGATTATTGACGTCCATAATTCGGGTGAGTTTGAGCGCAGGCTTAACGAAATGCCGGCAACGGAGTTTAATAACTGGTTGACAAATTTTGTCGACGATATTAAAATGAGAACAAGCGTTCGTAATAAAACGGGAACAGACGTCAAAAAAGACATTGATAAGTTTCTCGACGAATACGAGCGACGCAAGCTCGGCAAGTCTTTTAAAGTTTGGAAATCGAAGTATAGCGCCGTGGGCAACTATATAAGCGGTAATTTATATACGGTGTACGGCGAGAGCGGTCGAGGCAAGTCCGTACTAACGCTAGAGGACGCCATCTACGCCGCCCAGCAAGGCGCCAACGTCCTTATTTATGCAGAGGAGATGGGCTGGTTCGAGGTAATGGTGCGGATATATACGAGCATTTCCGGCGACCAAGGCGTTACGCGGATTACCTATGAGGGCGTCGACATGGACGCAGGCTTTGACGCTAATAGCCTACGAATAGGTAAGCTAGGCGACGGGTTCGAGCAGGCTTTCCGAGATTTTGTCCGTAATATCGACAAGTATATCGCGGGCAATATTATCGTAAGAGCCGTAGATGACGAGGACGCTGAGCGTAAAAGCTTACGAACGTTGGAGGCGGATATTAAACAACACGATATAGATTTTGTCGTGATTGACCCGTTTTATTACCTTGAGTATGAGCGCAATACGAGCCGAACAACGGGCGGAGACGCCGCTAATACGTCAAATAAGTTACGGCTGATGACGGGCAGGCTTGGCGTTGTTACCGTAGCTATTACGCAATCTGACGTCAAAAAGTCGGGGACATCGGACGAGGGGACGAGGGAATTACGATTGCCCGAACGAGAGGACGTTAAAAAAACTAAGGCATTGCTTGAGGATGCGGCGGTGCTTATCGGCATTGATTCCGATTATAAGCAAGGACTTGCTATTGTCGGAAATATGAAGGGGCGCGACGGCGGAGAGGGCGACGTGTCTAACGTGCTTTATTTACCGCAATACGGAATCATAAAAGAATTAGAAACGGGCGAGGAAGCCTTGGAAGGGTTTGATTTTTGATGAGAGAAATTAAGTTTAGAGCATGGGATAAAGAAAATAAAGAAATGGTAGATTTAGATTTCGTGGGTGAAAATGTAATCAAAATTAGTAACGGAGAGTGGGAAAATAAAGAGAATTTTATAGTAATGCAACATTTATGGGCTTTTGATTTAAATGGAAATTATGTTTATGAAGGTGACATAGTTGAGTATCGACCGAATGAGTACTGGATTGTTACAGAACGTTATTTTGAGATTGGTATAGAGTCATTGGACGGATACTTTATGATGTTTCAAGAGTCCGGACTTGATTTTGAAGTAGTTGGGAACATTTACGAAAATCCGGAGCTGTTGGACAATGCAAGCAATTAAAATCCGCGGTCAAGAACTACTAGTCGACATCGAGGAGGAGCTTTCCGCATACCAATTCGACAACGCCCGCTGGCAACCCGATAAATTAATCGCTAACAGCCCGTTCCGCGACGAAAGCCGTCCGAGCTTTTTCGTTAACCTTGCGGGCGAGTACGCGGGCACTTGGGCGGACAGCGGCGCAATAAGTGACGATATGGCAAGCGGTAATTTCGCAAAGCTTATCGCCTTGCTTGACGACATACCGATCGAGGACGCTGAGCGCTATTTAATCGACAAATACGACATAGGACAGGCGCATAAGCCCGACGAGCCTATACGGCTTAAAAAGCCTGCCCTGCGCTTAAATGAGCGATTTAAGGCGCTGGCAAATCCCGTCAAGCAAGCGGTTAGCCCATACTTAGTTAGGCGAGGCATTAGCGCACAGGTCCAGGAACTTTACGGCATAGGCTACGATAGGCAATATAAGGGATTTACGGCATTTCCGATATTTACCGCCGAGGGCAAGCTGGCGAGCGTATTTTATCGGCGCAGTAGCTTTAATGATAAGCGATTCTTTTACCACCGCGAAGGCTTGCCTAAAAACCAACTACTATACGGCATACACTTAACAGAGGATTACGCAATCCTAAACGAGGGCTTTATCGACGCTTTAAGCTGGGAGACGCTGGGCTATCCCGCGCTAGCCGTAAATGGCGCTCGCATAAGTCGCGAGCAAGTAGAGATGATAAAGCGCAGCCCGATTAAGACGATTTATTTAGCGGGCGATAATGACGAGGCGGGACGCAGGCTTAATCGGCAGGCTTACGAGGCTTTGCGAGGCTATGTCGATCTTTACCTGATTGATTACGGCAATAAAAAAGATGCCAACGAGGCTTTACTTAGCCCCGACGGCATCCAAAGATTAAATAGCGTGTTTGATAACGCTAAGCGAATTAGTCTGCTTGAATGTCCGAGTCTTGCTTCGGCTCATCAAGCTTGATCTCGACTATCTGCTCTATCGGTACTTGTAGGAATTGGCATATGTTGTCGATATATTTCAAGTCGACAGGCTCGCCCCTTCTTAATTTACGACCCGAAAAGTCGCCTATAATTCCGTTACTTATCAAATAACCGATTGAGTATCCTTTCTTATTTAGGATTTTATGGAGTTTCTCGTATGATATGGACATATTTTCACCTCCCGATTTAATCTTATCAAAATTAAGGTGTTTAGTCAACTTAAATAGTCTGAATATAACAGTTGACAAACAACTTAAAGTAGGTATAATAAGATATAAATAGACAAACAAAAATATTTTTTAGAAATCATGTCCCAGAAGTAACAACTTAATGGGGGATATGTATTAGGGAGGTAGAAATATGATAAATACTAGTTTAATAGTTTACGAGAATGAGTGGATCATTCGAAGGATTTACGAAGTGGCTGACGGACTTAGGACCGCAGTAGTCGACCAAACCAAGTTCGAGGAGCGCTGCATAAATAGGGTAGCACGCTATCTCAGCGGAGGCAAAAATCGGACAAGCCACCGAAATTACATCGAGCGACTTATCCAGCAGGAGGCGTCAGATTACCGGCGCCGAGGCAAAAAGGAAGATGCCGAATTATTTACGACACTAGCCACGCTTGGCGACGATGGCGAGGAGATGGAATTTGAGCCTGAGGACGTTTTGGCGGACGTCGAAGGCGAGGTAATTTCAAAAGAAACGGCCGCCCTGTTGGCGCAGGACGACCGTCGCAAAGAAATGATAGTCGGAAGTTGGACGCTAGGCAACGATAATAACTCGGAGATTTCCCGATTGTTGGCGCAATCGATTGGCGGAAATCCCGAATCGCATCGTAAATTTATCCAACGTTTCCGAGCTGATTGCCGCGAATATATCGCGGAGGCTATTTAGAAAGCCTATTTATAGTATAGCACGATTGGAGGACTTTATACAATGACAGATTTAACCAACGATAAAATAAAAACTAACGCCGAAATCATAGAGGAAACATATGAATTATATCACGGCTGTAAATATGACGACGATGCTAATAACGTGCTAACCTCGTTTGAGGCTTTAGAGGAGGCGGTAGTATGGATACTCTAACGCATAAATACCAGCCGACAGCGCACGCGATCGAGCGCGCCGAGCTACGTTTTGGCATTGCGCCCGAAAGCGCGGCGAGCTGGTTTAACGACTTGATGGGCAAGGCTAAATATATCGCTTCTAACGGCAAAAACGGCCTTATCTATCAAGTCGACGATATTAGGCTAGTAATCGACGGTATGACTAACGCAATCATTACAGTATACGACGCTTTGAGCGCGGACTTTTTAAAGCCGACGCTGGAGCGAGAATTACGCAAGTTAAAGCGAGAATATACCCGCACCATTCGCGAGCTAGAGCTGGAATATGCGGAGGCTTTGAAGGAAATCGGCGAAATGGCGGTTAATCGGGCAAAGGCTCGTAATCCTAAAATACGCGAGCTTATCGAGGGCAGGATAAACGACAAGCAGGCGTATGCTGACGGAGTAGCGCGCCGAATCGAGCGCCTCACAGACGAATGGCAGGCGAAAGAAAGAGCGATAGAGGTAATTAGCGGATAGCGACCGTCTAAATGGTCGCCCGCCTTAATCAACGCCCTACCGAGCAATAATGCGCGCTAGTTGGCGGGGATTATATATCCTAACGGACTGGAAAGCGGTGAGCAACGACGTAGGACGTTGTTTAAGGCGGATAAGCCATGCGTTTCGCGAGCGCGGGCCAAGCGTAAGATATGCGCACCTTACGCGATTCCGTCTTTTATTAATAATATTAAAGGAGATTGATAAGATGGCAGACGTTTTAGACCTTTTATATGCGGATAATTCTAGCGCTACAAATAACGAGTTTACCTCGTTTAAAAGCGGTAGTAAGTTTTACGTAAAGGTGTTAGGCGACCGGGACATTAAGCCGTTCTATTCCTACGGCATCTTTAACGTTGTCAATAGCTTTGTGCCGGAAAAACAGCCTAAGCGGGACAAATACGGCAATCCTATCGACGACTTGACGCCTTGGGACTTAGCCTACAAGTATCATAAAGACAAGTCGACGGATTGGACGGACGAGCATTCGCAGGAGGCGAGTAAGTACCGCGCTAGACTACGCTTTGCAATGGGCTTTTACGATTTAACAAGCGGCGAGCAAATCGTTATTGACGTATCAAAAAACCAAGCCCAAGCAATCCACGGCGTAATTAAAAAATTTAGCGGACGATTAGACAAGATGGCTTTTGAGCTTGCAAAAACGGGCAAAGGTACGTCAACAACCGTATCATTAACGCCGGTCATGTTTCCGGACGAGGACTTAACGGACGGGCAACGCGCCAACCTCGAAAAAGCACCCGAAGAGTTTGACCATTCTAAATTCGAAGGCATTAACTACGAGGCCAGCTATGACGAACAAGTCGAAAACCTTATTAAAGCGGGCTTTGATATTAGCTTGGTCGGACTAGAGGCGCCCGAAAAAGCGGATGGGGCGAGCAAGGAAGAGTACGAGGATTACGATTTTTAACGAAGGGCGGGCGATTATTTGGAGGCTTTGACGACATTAACAACGACAGAAAAAGGCAAGCATGCTGAACTACTTGCGCAGACGGCGCTATTAGCTAACGGATATACCGTACTAGAGCCGATAGCGCCCGAGCCTTTCGACCTTGCCGTGCGTAATCCGACGACAAGAGAAACGATGTATGTACAGGTTAAGACGGCATATTTACGCGACTCGGACGAGGATATAAGACGGTATGGCGACGCCTATTTAGTCGTAAGAGGCGTGCCAGCAAGCGGTAAGCCGTATCCGCCAGACGAGGTAGATAGCTTTATAGCCGTATGGCAGGGGCGGGTATTCATGTTCCCTAACGAGGGATTGCGCGAATATTGGGTAAAGGCGAGCGAGGTGAGAGATAAATGGACGGAGATATTTTACGAAATTTAAGGGTCTTTGCGGTACCTGACGAGACCCAACATTCGTTAGAAGGGGGCGTCGAGGATGGACAGGTTTAGACCGCCCGAACTGCATGAGGAACCGCTCGTAAATTGCGACAATTGCGGCTCGGAGCAATACTACGACAATCTGTATTGGGACGAATATAGTGAGAAGTATTTTTGCGACAAGACGTGTTTTTACGAGTGGGCGGACGCTAATATCGAGATTGTCTGCGATTATTATTGGAATATGAATATCGAGTGAGAAGGAGGAGGACAAATATGTCCGAAAACAAAATTACCATTAGTAAAAATGAGTACGAAATGTTAAAAGAGGTGCAAAACTTCTTTGAATCATTAGAGGCTGCCGGTGTTGATAATTGGCAAGGGTTCGATTTTGCGGTCGAAATATTCAGGGACAATTACGGAGATTTTAAATATCTCTAAACCTTAAGGGGTGTTACTATGGGCAAAAACATAAGGCTTAACAATCCGCGCCCTAACAAGGATAAGAGCCTGAGCAAAGCGGCGGCTAAGCGCCGTCAAAGCAAGGAAACAATCGAGGAAGCGTGGATACGGATATTTAATATGAAAAACAGCCCGACGGACGAGACCCGCCTAAAATCCGTAAAACAAGCTATGGAAAACGGCGTTATCGGACGAGAGCCGGGAAGCGCGGGCAAGCGCTTTAGCAAGGCGGAGGCTTTGCGCCTATGGGCGGAATTAGAAGAATTAGAGCGACGCAATAGACTAAAAGAACTTGTCGATAACATGCCGGATAAATACGTTTTAGTTACGAATAAAAAGGAACTCGAGGTAGTTATAGAATATTTGAATGAAGAAGACAAAATCGTTTTTGACGTCGAAACGACCGGCACGGACGTTTATTCCGATAAAATCGTAGGACACGTATTATCAGCGACAAGCGCCGATAATCATTATTATGTGCCTACCGATCACGATGATTCAAGCATACCGCAATTAGAACGAGGTTATGTGGCGGAGGAATTGCGTAGCATTTACGAAGATAAGACGATTAAAAAGATTGCGCATAACGCTAAATTCGATATTCAAATGCTTAAAAACGACCTAGACATCGAACTAAAAGGCTTGTATTGGGATACGATAGAGGCTATGCGCTTGCTCAACGAAAATGAGCCAAGCTATGCTCTAAAGCCGTTAGCTACCAAGTACCTGCGAGATAACTCATATACCTACGGCGAGCTATTCGGACAAGTCGGATTTAACGAGATAGACCTTGAGACAGCCTTAGCTTACGCCGCTAAAGACGGCGATTTGACGTACAGGCTTTACAAGTTCCAGCGACACCATCTCGCTAAGCACGGCAATATACTCGACTACTTCTTAAACGTCGAAATGCCGTTAATGGCGATTGTTAGCGATATTGAGCTTAGAGGCTACGATATTGATACTGATCATGCTAAACGATATGCCGAGGAGTTACGCAAAAAGGCAAGCAAAGCGCATGACAACGTCGTTAAGCACTTGGGCGATATAAACCTTAATAGTCCGGCGCAGTTAAAAGGTGCTATCGAGGAGCATATTGGACGCTCTATCAAGGATACTAACGCCAAAAATACGCTAAAGCCACTCGCCAAGGAGTTTCCGGTTATAGCCGACCTGCTAGAGTACCGAGAGATTACTAAGCTATTATCGACGTACTACGACGCTTTGCCTCAGCTTATTAATCCGAAAACCGGGCGTATACATACGCGCCTTAATCAGAACGGGGCAAAGACGGGCAGGTTTAGCTCGGGCGGGGGCGGATCGTTTAATATACAAAATCAGTCGGGCGATGCCCGCAAGATGTTCGTAGCGCCGCCGGGACACTATATCGTCAATGCCGACTTTGCCGCGCAGGAAGTCCGTATTATCGCAAGCCTATCGCAGGAAGAAGTACTGCTCGACGCATTTGCTCGGGGAGTTGACGCTTATGCGACGCTGGCAAGCCGATTTTTCGGTAAGCCTTACGAGGAGTGCTACAAGCTGCCTGACGGATCGGATACGCCCGAAAGGTCGCAAATGAAGGTCGTACTATTATCGAGCATGTACGGCGCATCTAAATTCGGACTATCGAGGACGCTTGGTATAAGCGTAGACGAAGCCGAGGAGTTTAGGCAGACGTTCTTTGACACGTATAAAAAGATTGGCGCATTTATCGATAAGGCGCAGGCATTTGCCAAGCGTAACGGCTTCGTATGGATTGGCGATAAGGCGCGTAAGAGACGATTGCCGGACGCCCGCAAACGACCTAAGCGCATACCTTACGGCAAGTATTGGAGCGATGAGTACGAGGACGACCGTAAGCATAATAGCGCAATAAGCCAAGCTATGAGACAGGCGCCTAACGCGATGGTACAGGGATTGGCGGCGATACAAACTAAGGTAACGATGATTGAGCTTGATAAACTCGTAAAGGCTCGCGGCTGGCAATGGTTTGCGCCCATACATGACGAGATAGTGCTTTATACCGGCGATGATTTATCGGCGGAAGACATAGCGGAAATTGACCGTATCATGACGCAAAGCTATTTGTTGGATGGCGTAGATAATGCGTCTGATATTGAGATACAGCGACGATGGGGCGAGAGTATTACCGCCGAAGAGTATTTAAATGGGACCCCTGTTCCGGGACTATAAACAAAAAGGAGACGATAAAATGGACTTATCAACGCAGATCGAAGGAGATTTAATCGCATTATTGGACGACTGGTTTAGCTTGCCCGAAACGTGGGATAACGAGCTAGACTCACAAATAGCGCAATGGTACGCTAATCCACCGCAAGTTTGGCCTAAGCGAGATTATCTGTATTTTAGCCCGTCGGCATTAGGCGCTTGCCCTCGCGAGCTTTACATCAAAGCCAAGTACGGCAATAAGGTCAAGGATAAGCGACGCAATCAACCTCATCAAGGGCGCTGGCAAAAGCTAGGAACACTTGGCGGCGACCTTATCCAGCGCGAATTGCTTGCGATTGAACGTAATTACGAGCGATTAACTGGTAATAAGCCGCGCTTTAGATTTGTACGTAATAGCGATGGGACGCCGATGTTCGAGGAGTTTGCGAAAACGAATAAACTCGTTGAGCAAGATGGCGAACGCTTTTACCTTTACGGGGCGCCGGACGGAATTATGGAATATATCACGGACGATGGCGAGATTATCCGCGTAGGCCTCGAGATTAAATCCAAGCAGACTACGCCGGCACAGACGTCCTTGCATACGATGAGGGCGCCGGATCAATCGCACGCCCGCCAAGTAGTCGCTTATGCTCATATGTATGACGTAGATTATTACGTTATCCTGTACGTTAACTACGCTAAGCAACGCTGGTTTATGAAGGAAGAAGAATACGAAAAGACGCCCGACATTAGAGCGTTCTGTGCGCGTATAACAGACGAGCATAAGCGCGAGGTATTTAGCAAGGCCGTCGAGGTTACCCGCGCGGTTCGCGAAAACAATCCGCCTAAGCTCAATCTTGACGGCTGGACGTTTAATAATTTCAAAGAGGCTTGCGCCCGCGATTTATCGGAGGAAGAAGTCAAGAAATTACGCCAGCAAGTCGAGCGGGCGAAGTATTCTAGCCTACCGCAATGGCAGATAAACGGCTACGTGCGGGCGCTAGAGGAAATCGAGGAATTACGGAAAGGGGCGGAATAATTGCGTATATTATCTTTTGACATCAGCGCCTCGCCGGGCGTCGCCTTGCTCGAAATTAAGGACGGTAGGCCTAAGCTCCTAGCCGTCGACCATCTCGAAACATCGGCTGACTTATCGGACGCCCAGCGCTTTGACTTGATACAGGCGTTTGTTACCGACTTTATATACCGACACGGCTACGACAATATTGACGCTATTGTGCGAGAAAAGTTTATTAAAGGCGGTAGCAAGCGCGGTACTCAGCTCGTATTTGGCGCATGGGCGAGCGTTGATCGGGCGCTTGCCGTATTTGATTATGAGGTTCCGGAGGCCAACGAAATAGTCGCCTCTCGCGTCAAGAATTTCGTCGGTGGCAGCGGCTGGGCGTCGAAGGAGCAGGTCGCCAAGGGCGTTATCCGAATATTAGGCGACGACGTTAAATCGGAGCTATATACGCCTCGTGGGCGATTGCTAGACGATAGGGCAGACGCCGTAGCAATCGGACTGGCGTGGGCGATGCAAGAAGGATGTATCGAAAAGGAGGGGCCGAAATAAATGGAAGCAATCGGAAAATTTATCGGAAGCTTGATCGCTTTTTTAACGGTTATTATCATAACTATCGGGCTATTAATCGCTAACATATACGCCTTTTATTATATAGGCTATGTTGCTGGCGAATTTACCGGCAATAAGCTCGGCATATCAACGGAATTATTTTCGAATATTACCGCATGGATAGGCGTCGCTAATGTCGTCTTGCTTGGCGGTTATTTACTATTTAACGCGGTACAGGACGAAATGGATCGCCGCAAGGCCGAGGAATTATACGAGCTTATAGAGGCTCTAAGCGAAGATGAAGACGAGGATATCGAGATATGACGCGGGATATACATCGTAAGTTAAACAAAAATAAGGCGGAAATTAGAAGTAAGCGGGCGGACATCGGGCGATTACAGTCCGAACGCTTCCGTCTTTATAAGCAGCTTAAAATACGCGAGGCAGAGAAAGAGAAAGGGGACGATTGAATATATGAGTTATGACGAAAAATTAATCGAAAAATTGAACGGAGATATTCGGAATTTCCCGCAAGTTAATCCGATTGAGGCGGGCATGAAAAAGCGGTTTGAAGGCGTTTCTAGGCTCGTTATGCTTGACCGGTACTCTTTTAAGGATACGGAAAAGAAAACGCTAGGAATAGGCGACTTAGTGCTTTTAACCGTTAAATACGATCCGGTATTTCCTGCGCGGGGCATCGGCTATGTGTCCGAAATCAAAGACGATAAAGTGACTGTCAAGATTGACGAGGAATATGTCGGAACGGCCGGCGCGGAAGAAATCGAGGTCTCTATCGACGAAATCGACAAGCCTCTCGAATTATATTACGAGCAGATTGCCGCGCGGGTGGCGGCAGGGCTTGCGGAAGTCGAGGAAGATTCGAGTAAGCAGGCGGAAGTATTGAACGAATTTTATCACGAATTATCATCGCTTAATTTCGTTCCCGCCGGACGGGTACTGTATGGGGCCGGCAGTGATACGGACGTTACGTTCTTTAATTGCTATGTCATGCCGTTCCCGAAAGATTCCCGCGAAGGCATCGCCGAACACCGAGGCGAGGTTATGGAGATAATGAGCCGAGGCGGAGGCGTGGGAACGAACGGGTCAACGTTAAGGCCTCGTAACACACTCGCTCGAGGCGTCAACGGTAAATCGTCCGGAGCGGTCAGCTGGCTTAATGATATCGCCCAATTAACGCATCTAGTCGAGCAGGGCGGAAGCAGGCGAGGCGCGCAAATGATTATGTTAGCGGACTGGCATCCGGATATTATCGAATTTATTATCTCGAAAATGCAGAATCCGAATATCTTACGCCATATCATTAATACGACGAAGGACGAGCAGATTAAACGAATTGCGCAAGAAAAACTGAAATTCGAGCCTTTAGACGATCACGAGCGGATTGCTTTAGGATACGCGGCCCAATATTCGGATTTGAAAAAGATAACTAAGTACGCGCTTGACCTGCTCGAAGATGGCGGACGCTACTCCGTCCATAATCCGGACTTCTTGACCGGCGCCAATATATCCGTAGCAATCACGGACGAATTCATGCAAGCGGTAGAAAATGACGAAGAATACGAGCTACGCTTCCCCGACGTCGAAAACTATTGCGAGCAGGATATGGCGACTTATAACGCAAGTTGGCACGAATACGGGGATGTCCGAGAATGGGAAGCGACGGGCATGGCGGTTAAAACATACCGCAAAATCCGGGCGAGAGAGCTGTGGAATTTAATTAACGTATGTGCGACTTATTCGGCAGAGCCGGGCGTATTCTTCATTGATACAGCTAACGATATGACGAACGCTATCGCTTACGGAGACAAAGTAGTCGCAACTAATCCATGCGGTGAGCAACCTTTAGCACCTTATTCCGTCTGTAACTTAGCGGCTATTAATCTCGCAAATATGGCGGATAAAGAAAATAAGACGGTAGACTACGATAAGTTAAAGAAAACGGTGAGAACGGGCGTCCGTTTAATGGACAACGTAATTGATGCTACTCCATATTTTTTAGAAGAAAACCGCAAACAAGCGTTAGGCGAGCGTAGGCTAGGCTTGGGCGTTATGGGCCTGCATGATTTGCTTATATATTGCGGAGAGGTCTATGGCAGCGAATCGGCAAATAAGCTCGTAGACGAAGTTTTTAAGACTATAGCAACAACGGCATACCGCACATCAATAGAACTAGCAAAGGAGAAAGGTAGCTTTCCATTTTTAGAATCGCGAATCCCTTTACCTGACTTCGACAACGATAAGCATACGGCGGAAAGACGTCGCAACTTTATTTCGTCCGGCTACATGGCAAGAATGCCGCGCGATATCCGCGAAGGTATCCTCAAGCACGGCATCCGGAACTCACACTTGCTGACAGTAGCTCCGACAGGTTCGACCGGCACAATGGTCGGGGTATCGACCGGCTTGGAGCCTTACTTTGCGTTTAAATATTTCCGCAGCGGTCGGTTAGGCGAATTTATCGAAGTAAACGCGGATATTGTCGAGGAAATAGGCGTCGATCCAAATAATTTACCACCGGAATTTGTTTCAGCGATGGAGCTTGAGCCGGAAGCGCACGCGGACGTTCAGACGACTATTCAGCGTTGGGTAGACAGCTCGATCTCGAAAACGGTCAACGCTCCGGAAGGCTATTCAGTCGAAAATGTTCAGCGTATCTATGAGCGACTATATGACGGAGGAGCAAAAGGCGGGACGGTCTATGTCGACGGCTCTCGAGATTCGCAGGTCCTGTCTCTCGGCAAAGACGATAAGCAACCGGACGACGAGTCAAAAGTAAAAGAGACGAACGAAGTAGGAACATCGGTCGGCGATATTTGTCCGATTTGTCGCGATGGGCGCGTTATGGAGCAAGGCGGATGTAACACATGCGATACCTGCGGGACACAGTTAGAGTGCGGAATTTAAACGATAAGGTAATCGCCTTGCTCGGTTACCTGCCTAAGTAATCGGGCAGGCGATTGACAATTGAATTTCAATAAAAGCGATTGGGGGGAGTTAGAATGAATGAAAATGCTAAACGTATGAGGCGGCTGCTCGATGGGGCGCGGCGCGCTTATACGGAATATAATCGATTAAATTTAAAAATTCAGAAAATAAGAGACGCTTGCGAGCATGATAATCGCGAATTTCTTGAGCATTATCAAGAGCCGGGCAGCGGACGGAATTATTCCGTTTATAGATGTCTCGACTGTCTCAAAAGTGTCTATATTAGAGGTCTGAAGGGAGATAACGATTAATGGGCTTTCTCGAGTTATTAACGCTTGTCTTTATCGTCCTTAAATTGACGGGCGCTATCGATTGGAGCTGGCTTTTCGTATTATTGCCGTTAGTTGTGTCGCTCGTTATTTATGCCGCGTTTGTAACCGTCGGCGTTGCCGTTGGTTTACGTGAAAAACATAGGAACGATAGATTCCTTAAATAATTGTCGCAATTAACGAATAAAACTCGGTATATAGAGTAGAGGGATATAGGGAGGGATAATATGCACTTATGGAAAATTCGTAGAAAGTTTCAACTAAGCGAGAGTTATGTAATTACTAAGACACACTCGCTTCAAGCGGTAAATAACGCGATTTCCGAGAAGGAATACGGCGCGCCTTGGAGCGTTGAGTATATCGGAGAGATAGACGAATTCGAAGAAGGGTATTATGCGAAAGATTTGACAAAAGATGATTAACTTTTCACGGAGGAGAGAACAGTTTCGACTAGGAATCGGGTTAGCACACGATTTATCTTCTTACGATGCCGAAGAACAAACCATTAAAGACGACGCTATTGGGATGATTCAATTAGCAAATTACGGGGGGGGGTTATGGACGATGAAGAAACGAAATTATTCGAAAGGGAATGGCGGATATTTAAGGCGAAAAGAACATCCAAATAAAATCCGTAACGGAAAGATACGTCGAGATTTTAAACGCTTGCTCGAAATCATTGCGGACGGTAGGGAACCGCATTTCCCGGAAGTCGAGGAAATAGCGGGCAGGCATGCGATGGATTTTAACGACTATGGCAAGGTAGTCGAAATACAGCCGAACGAGCGAAAGAAGGAGCGAGAATGACAAAGAGGAGACAGGAGATTGAACGGATTTTAAACCGGATAGTAAATCGGCATTATGACGTATTGAGACGACTAGCAAACGAGGAGGAGGAGGAGAAAGATAGCATGAGCGAACATTTTGACGCTAAATATACGCTCGACGATTTGCTTGAGAAATCTCAAGGCGAAAATCCGACCGCTAACGCCTGGGAAACGGATAAAATAAAGCCGCGGGTAGGCTTTAAACGACTATCCGACGACGCGACCATCCCGACGAAAGCACACGCGACAGATTCCGGCTTTGACCTTTACGCAAGCGAGGACGTCATCATCGAACCGGGCGAGACGGCGGTTGTTAAGACGGGCATTGCCGTCGAGCTTCCCCCGGGCTACGAGGCGCAAGTCCGTCCTCGCTCGGGCGTGACGGCGAAAACGAAGTTGCGGGTACAGATCGGCACGATCGACCAAGATTATCGCGGAGAGATTGGCGTTATCGTTGACAATACGTTGGATTATCCGGGGATAACGATTGATTACGCGTTAACCGTTGACGGAGGTGCGGAGCGTATACAAGAAGAATACGAAGTTACGGGGAATTCGTACCTAATCCGCAAAGGCGACCGCATAGCCCAGCTCGTTATTCAGCCGCTGCCAGCCGTCGAGGCTTACGAAATCGAGGGCGAACTAGACGATACCGAGCGAGGCGCGGGCGGATTTGGCTCGACAGGGATTAACGAAAAGGACGGCGATTAATTGCGTTTTATTATAGCGATATTATCAGCGATTGCTTTATTCGGAGGTGGCGGGGCGAGCGATACCGACGACAAGCCTCCGCCCGAATATCCTGCCCAAACAGTCGAGTTCAAGCAGACGAATATCAAGCGAAAGGAGGCGCCGGCCATTGCGAAGGATAAAGGCGGAGATATTCGGCATGTATCTATGGTCGATAATCGCGCGGCAGAAACTAACGGAGATATGGCAGAGAATAAAGCAGAATTAATCGAGGTCGAGGCGACGTTTTATACCGCCCGCTGCGAAGGCTGCAGCGGAATTACACGAACAGGCGTCGATGTCAGGCAGACGGTATGGCATGCCGGCAAGCGGATTATAGCCGTTGATCCGAACGTTATTCCGCTAGGCAGCGTCGTCCATGTGCGGCTAGAAAACGGCCAAGAATTCGAGGCTACGGCGCAGGATATCGGAGGAGCGATTAAGGGGCGAAGGATTGACGTATTAGTCGAAACTAAATCGGACGCGCGGCGGTTAGGACGGCAGGCGGCCGAGGTTGAAATAATCGAAAGGGGAGGCGATTGAATTGACGGTAAATAGCGAGGAATTGAAAACAGGCGATAAAGTCCAATTCTTAGGCGGAGAGGAAAGTCCGCTCGAAGTCGGCGAGGTTTATAAAGTCGTTAATAAAGACGGATTAATTTACGTATATAATGACGAAGGTATACCGTGGTTAATATATCGAGATAACGAGCATTTGTTCGAAATGGTTTACGACGAAGACGAGGCTTGCGAATTTTGCGGCGGAGAATTATCGCTCGAAAAGGTGGGCAAGTATGAGGCGTTAGTTTGCTACGATTGTGCCACGGAAAAAGAAGCGGATTCCGCCGAACTATATAACGAAATACTTTCCATCCTTGCGACGTTAACGTCGAGAGTAGTGAGGCAACATCGTCGGCTCAAAGCGGTCGAAATTCAAACGAGAATGAACGCTGCCGATATCGAAACATTTGCGGAAGAATTGACGGAGCATCTTCGAAATGACGATTAAAGGGCGAAACTTAGCCGGAGCATCAGGCGCAAGAGGCCGCGTCGCTAACGATTATTACGCCACGCCGCCGGAAACTACCCGCGCCATTCTCGACCGCGTAGAATTATCCGGCAGCATTCTCGAGCCGGCTTGCGGCGAGGGTCATATCAGCGAGGAATTGCGCCGCTACTATCCGGACAGCGAAATCATATCGACCGACTTAATCGACCGAGGATATGGCGAGGGCGGTATCGATTTTCTCGAGCATAACTACGGCAGACAGTTCGATAATGTTATCACGAATCCGCCTTTCGCGCTGGCTAAAGAATTTATCGAGCGAGCGTTGGAATTAGCGCGAGAGAAGGTCGTCATATTTGCGCGGATACAGTTGCTCGAAAGCGCGAAAAGGCGCGAGCTATTTGACGCATATCCGCCGTCTTATGTTTACGTATTTAGCGATCGTCAGCCGATGTGGAGGGGCGGGCAGGCTACGGACGAAAACGGCAAGCGGTGGGCTACTACGCAATGTTACGCATGGTTCGTGTGGGATAAGCGAAAAGCCGGCGCTGAGCCGGTTATTAGATGGATATAGGAGGTGATTCAATGAGCGATTACGACCGGATTAAGTCGATAGAAGATAATAAGCAATATGTTTCCGAGTTATTAGAACAAAACAAACGCTATCGTGAAGCACGAGAAATAATAGAACAAGTATATAAAGAAAATTACGTCAGAAACGCTAACACTTATGGATATGAGGATGGTTATTTAGATGGATTAGATACAGCGATAGGTATTATTGATAAAGCATTGGAGGATGAGGAATGAGAGAGTTAAAAAAATGTGCAATTTGCAATAAAGAAACGAAGCTAAAAAACATGGAGAAAATAGGAAATGAATTATGCTGTGAAGAGTGTTGTTACCATCACGAAATGAGGGTGCAAGAAGAAATGGAATGGGAGCAACGTATGTACGAATGGGAAATGGAAGAGAGGAAAGCGGGTAGAATATGAGCAAAGAAAGATTAGACAAAGTCATATACAAGGCGGAAAGGACAGCATTATTAACCAGACCGCCTAAACCGTTGGTGACAATCCCAGACGAAGATTTTGAATGGCTTGTCGAACATGTAAAAGAACAAGCCGAGAAATTTCAAGAATTAAGGAAGAGATATTTAATCCTCACAAAAGAGAATAATCAAGTTAACGACGAGCTTATCGATGAATTCAGAAAAAACAAACGCTATCGCGATTTACTAAAAAGGATTGATTACCTTTTAGAAAAAGCAGGAGAAACAGATGAGGACATTTATGGCTTAGCCAGACATATTAGAGGTCTGATTTATTTGGAGGGTGAGGAATGAGAGAGATTAAATATAGGGCATGGGATGAGTCGGATGAACAATTTATCAGTGGTTTTGTCGTTACTGAAAATGGTGACGTATACGTTAATGATGATCCAGAGATGAGATTAGTAGATGCAATCCTGATGCAATACACAGGACTAAAAGACAAAAACGGTTTTGAGATTTATGAAGGCGATATTGTTAAGCACGATGATTTCAGTGTGGGATTCGTAGTATCTGACCAACCAAAAAGAAATTCGATAATCAAATGGGATAAAAACAATGGGCGATATTATGCGGAAGGCATGGTAATAACCGGCGGATATATCCGCAACGGGAAAGTGGTCGGAAACATATACGAAAATCTAGAGTTATTGGAGGATTCGGAATGAGTTTAGAAGAGATAAAGCAATACTATTCGAGAATGGAGTCATTAGATGAGTACACTCAAAGCGATATTAAATGGCTCATCGAGCAAGCCGAACGAGCGCAAGAGTTGGAAGAAGAAAACAAACGTTATCGGGAAGCGTTGGAGTTTTATGCAGACGAAAGGAACTACAAGGAAAGAGATTTCGGAATGATTGTTCAACCCGCAATACAAGATGGGGATAGAGGTAGAACTGCACGCGAAGCATTGGAGGCGATAGAGTGAAATCTTACGGAATACCGCTCATAGCTTTAACGGGCAAGATGCGGTCAGGCAAGTCGACAATAGCACGCGAGCTTGAATTTAAATACGACTTCGAGCGGGTATCATTCGCGGACGGCATTAATTTACTGGCCGATACTTATTTCGAACATATGTACGAGCCTATTAAACGGCCTTGCCCGTTCGGCGGCGAATACGTCGAATCATATCGCAAGCCGCGCCGATTACTACAAGATATCGGACAAAAGATGCGCGAGATTGATCCTCAAGTATGGATAAGACGTGCGGAAGCGATGGCGCGTTTTGAAGCGGATAGACGCTCAACAGCCGGCATTGTTATCGACGACTTGCGCCAGCCTAACGAGTATAAATGGGCGCGCGCTAACGGCTTTATTATTATACGCGTCGAGGCAAGCGAGACAATGCGCCTAGAGCGAGCTAAGCAAGCGGGCGATAGCTTTAGCGAGGATGATTTAGCGCATGATACCGAGCAATATGTCGATAAATTTGACGTCGATTATACGATTGTAAATGACGGCGATATAAACGATTTAGAGAGACAGGTTGACGAGATTATGAGCGAGATTAAAGCGAAAGGCGGGCGGTAGTATGTACGATTTAGAAGTAGGAGCTATAATGCGTGGTGGGCCTTGGGATAAACGTCATGAGTCGATTAGGCGAGTTTATAGAATTGATGGAATCTCGCCCACATTAACTGCGGGAGGTGGGGGAGGTACGGAAACTAAGGTAATTATATATGACAACGAAAAGGAGAGCGATAATTTGTCAGAATTAATTAAGCAATACGGCGCAGACGAGCAATATGATTTCACTTACGTTAGTTTATTCAGTGGTATAGGCGGATTTGAGCAAGCGCTAAACAAGCTCGGAGGAACTTGCGTATTTGCATCCGAGATTGATAAGTTTGCAGCACAGGCTTACGAAACACTATACGGACATATGCCGGAGGGCGATATTACGCAGATTGACGCTAAGGACGTTCCAGACCACGATTTGCTTGTCGGTGGCTTTCCCTGCCAGAGTTTCAGCGTGGCGGGCAAACGCAAAGGCTTCGAAGATACGCGCGGCACATTATTCTTCGAGATTGCTAGGATTGCGAAAGAAAAGCGTCCGAAAGCGTTGCTCTTGGAGAACGTAAAAGGACTTGTTAATCACGATAAAGGGCGAACGCTTGACGTGATGATCGAAACATTAAACGAAATCGGCTACGTGGTAGACTTCGACGTCCTAAACTCGAAATACTTCGGCGTACCGCAGAATCGCGAGCGAATCTTTATCGTTGCTATCCGTGAGGACTTGATAAAAGCCGAACCGTTCAGCGAAGAATCGACGACAGGGCAGACGATTGTTCCGAAAGGCAAGCGACGTATAGGTGAATGGGCGAACGTATTCAACTTCGACTGGCCGGAACAAGGCGAGGTAACGACAAGATTACGCGATATTCTCGAAAAGGAAGTCGATGAGAAGTATTATTTAGACGAAGAAAAGACGGCGACGTTGGTGTCACAGTTAGAAGCCAAGAATCCAAATGAGCGTATGAGCCGGCAAGCAATCGAAACATTCAATGAATCGGAACAGGCGAAAAACCACGGTGATATGATTCAAGCCTACAATCGACAACATTTAAAAGACGGCATATGCCCAACGTTGACGACGCGTCCAGAAGGCTTTAAGACAGCCTCATTGCCGATAGTCTATGCCGAACCGCAGATGCTCGGTCACGTCGACATAAAAGGAAACGACTCGATAAAACGCACGTACTCAACGGAAGGTATCCCGCCAACTCTAACGACAATGGGCGGAGGCCATCGAGAGCCTAAGATTGCGGAAGAGCAAGAAGTCCGACCGCGCTATCGCATCCGTAAATTAACGCCGCTCGAATGTTGGCGACTTCAAGGATTCCCGGACGAGACGCATGAAGCTGTCAAGCAAGCGGGTATATCGGACAGTCAACGCTATAAGCAAGCGGGCAATGCCGTCACGGTTAGCGTTATCGAAGCGATAGGCGAGCGATTAATTCCGCTTATTACGAAGGCGGACGATTGATATGCTTTTCACGAGCGAATCAGTAAGCGAAGGCCATCCGGACAAAATGGCCGACCTAATCAGCGATACAATACTCGACGCAGCGCTCGCGCAAGATTCAACCGCGCGGGTAGCTTGCGAGACTTTTCTGACCGCGGGCGAAATAATCATTGGCGGAGAAATTACGGCAACGGCCGAAATTGATTACGAGGAAACCATCCGACAGGCAATCCGCGAGATAGATCCGGAATACGAGGCGCAGGCTAAATTCCGCAATAACCTCGTCGAGCAGTCGCCCGACATTGCGGCAGGCATAGCGGACGGCGGCGCGGGCGATCAAGGCTTAATGTTCGGATATTCGACGACTGAGACGCCTGAACGCTTGCCCTTGCCGATTGCACTAGCGCATCGATTAATAAGGCGATACGAAGCGATTTACCCGCATACAGACGGATTAAAAGCCGACGCAAAGTCGCAAGTAACCGTCGATTATAGCGGGGACAAACCTCGGCTCGATACCGTTCTAATGTCAGTCAGACATTCCGCGGATATTGATCTCGATTATATTCGGGCGATAGTCGAAACTTTCGTTATTAGGCCGGAACTTTACGAATATATTGACGAGAATAAACCGCCGCGAATCTTGGTTAATCCCGCGGGCAATTTCGTACTAGGCGGGCCGCTGGCGGATAGCGGATTGACTGGGCGAAAAATTATCGTTGATACTTACGGGGGTTGGGCGCGGCATGGAGGCGGAGCGTTCAGCGGAAAAGATGCGACCAAGGTCGACCGCTCAGCCGCATATATGGCGAGGTATATCGCAAATCATATCGTCGAGGCGGGCGCTACCGATGAATGCGAGATACAGCTTGCTTATGCGATAGGCGTCGCCGAGCCGGTAAGTATTACCGTTAATACAGACGGTAAACATGACGCTAATATCGAGCGGGCAATCCGCAAGACGTTCGATTTAACGCCGGCGGGCATTATCCGCGAGCTAGGCCTCGATAAGCCTATATTCGCGGCGACGGCAACGGGCGGGCATTTCGGATGGGCTGAATTCGAGTGGGAGCAGACGCCGCGGCTGGCGGAATTTAAGGCGAATCTTGACGCCTAAATACGAAAATAGTACCGTCAGACGCGCCGCGGTCATAGACGAATTTAGCGGGCTTAATCGCATATAGTCGGGCCATGACGCGCAGGTGCAGATAATAACGCTTATCGACGGCAAAGACGGACGCTAACGCCTCGGCCTGTAATTGGCCGCCGAGTTTGGCGTTGGATTTGACGATAGCAAGCTCGCTTCGATCCGGGCGATAGGCGACGGCGAGGCGGTCATACGGGCTGACGCCGAGCAAACGGCGCGTCGAGCGGTTGATATACAGGCGATAATATTTGTCGAGCGTCAGGGCGGGCGCGTCAACGGCTGGCACGAATTCGAAGCCGTCAAGAATCGCGGTAGATTGTTTCATCGGAATAACCCCCTTAGGAAGCGATTATAAAACGATTATATAAGTAGTATACGCGCGAGTCAAGCGGTTTATACCTGCAAAATAAAAAAGAAGCGAGATTATTTCCCGCTTCTCCATGTATTTATCGTAACTCTTTCGGCCTGTTCTTGGAAAGGCGTTAACGGAATAGGTTTAGGCGCCACGTAATTTTTATATTTCCTACAAAATTCAATTAAATCTTTTTCAGAGTTAATGACTGCCATATTCTTTTTGTAATAAATAGTGATTAGTCCGTCTTTCCACTCACTTAGGCTCGCTTCCTGTAATCCGTTCTCTTTAATAATATTTTCGTATTTTGATAACATATAACATCTCCCTCTCGCTTCATTCTATATAATACTATACGCGAGTATTAAACGAAAGTCAAGCGATATGATGTTATTTGTCAGAAGGATTTAAAATAATTCGAAAGGTGGGCGATATAAATGCTAAATAATCCGGATTTCTATCCGACGCCAAAGGCTTTATTCGACAGACTAATCGGTTATAGTACGAGACTTGACGGCAAGATCCTCGAACCAAGTGCCGGCAAGGGCGATATGATCGAGTATATAAAGGCACGTATGGGCCGACGCGATTATTACGATATAGATGCCATTGAAAACGACCCCGACCTCGTTAATACGTTGCGGGGCGCAGGCTACAACGTCGTATGGGACGATTTTCTGACGTATGAAACCTTCAAGGAATACGACTATATCATTATGAATCCGCCCTTTAGCGCTGACGCCGATCATCTATCTAAGGCGTTAGATATAGCGGAAAACCAGCTCACGGATTGTCAGATATACGCCATCATCAATAAAGAGACGTTGACAAATCCGTATTCGAACAAGCGGAAGGAATTAAAGCGCCGGCTGGAGCGCTGGGACGCGGAAATAGAATACGTATCAAGCGCTTTCGCTGGCTCAGATAGTCAGCGCAAGACAAACGTCGAGGTAGCGATTATTCGCGTGCATATCACGCAAGACTTCGGAGGCAAGACACTATATCAATCGCTTGTAATACACGCGACAAACGATGGCGAGGCATTAAACGAAACGGAAACGGCTTTATCAACGCATCTCGAAGCGAGCGAGCTGTCCGAAAAAATGAACGATATTGAACGACTAGTCGTCGAATATGAACGGGCTTGCGAGCTTATCAAAGAGGCGTTCGAGGCGCAGATGAAAAAGGCGTCATTCCTCAGCTATATTAGCGAGGTTAATAAACGCGAAGGTGACGTTACTGGACCGTTTAATTACGTAGACCAATCCGATTACACCGGCGAGAGCTTGAAGGCGGAGATTGACCGCCTAAGGCGTGAATATTGGGCGCTTATATTAGATACGGACGATTTCCGCAAGCATTTAACGAGCGACGGGCGCGAGCGATTGCAAAGACAATTAAGCGCCGCCAATGCGATGGAAATCAATTTTGCGAATATAAAGACGCTGCTTATGGCGATGTATTCGAATAAGGACGATATGTTAATCGAGTCAATCGTACGGATGTTCGAGCGGATTACGACGTACCATATGAACGAATACTCGACGAATATACACTATTATAATGGATGGAAAACTAACGACGCTTACCGGATAAACGAGAAGATTATTATTCCGATTAATCGAGGCGGTTTCGAAAGCTGGGACTTCGGCCGAGAATGGTCGAGCTTGCGATATACAAGGCTGGGCGACTTCGTGGGCGACCTTATAAAGGCGTTTCAATTAATCGATCCGACGGTAGAGGACGACTTCGAATTTATCGGCGATAATTCTTACGAAAATAATACGTTAAGATTTCGAATGTTCCTTAACGGAAATATTCATATATGGTTCAAGCGGAAAGACCTACTAGATAAGCTTAACTATATCGCTGGCCAGTATTTCGCATGGATACCGAGCAAGGGCGAGCAGGCAAGCGATGAAGGGGCGCGAGAGTTTGCGGCGGAATTGCGGGCGAAGGAATTTGGCGAGATAGATGGCGCGGAATTATTAGCAGGCGAATAAAAAAGACGACCGTATTGGCCGCCTCGCTTGTTTTATTCGTTTATCCGAACGGCTGCCGCCTTATAAAATCGGGCATTCTCACGAAGATTTGCCGGCTGGCTTTCGTCGGCTATAATTTCATCTAGCAATTTATTCGTATGATTGACCGTAAAATCTCGGCCGCATCCGTTTCTTACCATTCGCGCCTCATGCGCTTGTAATGTTTCGACAAATTCAATCCGTCCCATTTTCGCTAAATTCATATTATATCGTCTCCTTTTACTTATTCTAATTCTATTCCGTACTGTACATAACCGCTAACGTTGCCGTCGAAGTATTCCTCGTCAATATATTCGGTATATCCGAACTGGTAAACGCGAGTATCGTCCTTATAAGCGTCTAGGAACTGGCCGTTAAATACGACGCGATCAACTCCGTCAAGCATTGCCTTGCTCATCGGGGATAGCTCCGAATAGTTTAACGTTACCTCGCGAAGTTCTTTAGCGGTCATTTCCTTAAAGTTAATTGCTGTTACTGTCATTTTTATCAATCTCCTTATAATTTGTTTGGTCGTCTCTCTGACCTTCTACTTAAAAGTATAAACGATTTTTAAACGAAAGTCAAGCGAAAAAGAAAAGAAATTTAAATATCTTTGAAAGGAATGATTTTATGAGTTTATCAGATATAGAAAGACTTGCGGACATTAAGGCGGAATATGCTTACGCCATCAAGCACGGCCTGCCGAACAGAATCAGCGACAGCGACCTCGAATGGTTAATCGAGCAGGCCGAACAGGCTGCGGATTTTCAATACGAGCTAGAAGTCGTCGGCGAGGCTATTAATAGCGTAGATAATGCGGACGAAATTAACGAGCTATATCTCGAAGGCATGAACGCAGAGGAGGCGACAGATTGAAGAATATGGACGTACACTACTCGTCAAAAACGGACCAATGGGCAACGCCTGACTCGTTCTTTCAGCGTTTGGACAGCGAGTTTGATTTTACGCTAGATCCATGCGCGGACGATACCAACGCAAAATGCCGCCGCTATTTTACGGAGGCAGACGACGGGCTGGCGCAAGATTGGGCGCCCGAGCGCGTATTTATGAATCCGCCTTATGGGCGAGTTATCGGCGATTGGATTGCGAAAGCTTACGAAGAATCGAGGAAAGGCGCGCAGGTGGTGGCGCTTATTCCGGCCCGTACCGATACGCGATATTGGCACGATTACGTGATGCGGGCGGATGAGATACGGCTCGTCAAAGGCAGGCTGCGGTTTGGCGACGGCAAGAATAGCGCGCCGTTTCCGAGCGCGGTCGTCGTTTGGGATATGCAGGACGGGCAAGCGCGGGCGGAAGGGATGCCGCGGTTGTCGGCGATGGAGAATTATATCGAAAAGGAGGCGGAGTAAATGGCGAAACGTTTCGAGGTATTTTTCGAGGAATATCCGCCAGCGACTGCGAGCAAAATGCTAGATTTAGCCGTAGATACCAAGCTCGATATAAAATTCGATATTTGGCAGGATTCGCCAGCGGGCGCTTTAAATGGCGTTGAATATAACGCGGATTCTTTAAAGCGAGATTATCCCGGACTTACGGACGAGCAGGCGGCCCATGCGATAGGCGCGGCGATTGCGGTCGCTTATATGCAGGTGTTTGTTGACGGCGGCGGAGGAATAAATGAAAAGGAGGGCGAATAGATGGGCGGGACGAGTTTGCTTGGGAAAAGGCGGACAAGATTAACGACTTATTGGAGGCGATTTAATGACGGCATATATTACCGCTAATAATAATTCAGGTAAGAGCGAAAAAGACGCTGCTCAAGCGTATAACAATGCCGCCAAAGATCTTTTTGGGGAGTATGCGTTATTAAACATCATAGAGGAGTGTGTTTAAATATGACGAGTAACATAACGGAAATGCTAATTCACGGGGAGTCAACGGAAGTTTTAAAGGGACTGGAGGATAATAGCATTGATTCAGTTGTATGCGACCCTCCATATGGACTATCCAAAGAGCCGGATATTACGAAAGTATTGTCGGAATGGGTCAGCGGGGATGCCTCGTTCGTTCCTGATGGTAAAGGATTTATGTCAAAGGAATGGGACGGGTTCGTTCCTCCTCCTTCATTATGGCGCGAGGTTTACCGCGTATTAAAGCCGGGAGGCCATGCGTTAGTATTCGCGGGAACTCGTACACAAGACTTAATGACGATTAGCTTACGCTTAGCGGGCTTTGAAGTACGTGACGTTATCGAGTGGATCTATTTTAGCGGCTTCCCTAAGTCGCATGACGTAAGTAAGGCGTTTGATAGGCGTGCAGGAGCGGAAAGGGAGGTTATCGGACAGCGTATCCGGATAGGAGATAAGAAATCTTATGCGAACAATAACGACGAAGCATTATTTAACCCCGGTGAAAATAACGCTATAACCGCCCCAGCAACCGAACTCGCGAAGAAATGGGACGGATGGGGAACGGCGCTAAAGCCCGCCCACGAGCCGATTATCGTCGTTAGAAAGCCGTTAATCGACGCAGATACAGGGCGCAAGCTAACCGTAGTTGATTGCGTCGAGAAGTACGGCACGGGCGCTATTAATATTGATGCGAGTAGGATTGCTACGGAAGATGAAACACGGCGAGCAAAAAGCGGTTGGCAGGCGGATGGGTACGTCGGCGGGAAATATGACGCGAATAAGTATAATGCTTTTAAATCGCGAGAAAACAACGGACGCTTCCCCGCTAACTGCATAACGCTAGATTCTGACGAGTTCTATTCGAAGTATTTTAATGTTGCGACAGCGCATGAGGCGCAGCCGAATGTTAGCCCGGAGGAGCTATCGAAAAAGGCGAGCAAGAAAGACCGCAATAGCGACTGGAAGGGCGAGGAAATTGGATTGGAAGAAGCTCCTACAGGTCATGGCAACCTACAGAATAGTAAGGGTTTCGAGCGGTTTAATACGGTTAATCGTAATAATCATCCAACCGTAAAGCCTACCGACCTCATGGCGTGGCTTGTAAGGCTGGTCACACCAGCCGGCGGGACAGTCCTTGATCCTTTCGCGGGCAGCGGCTCGACACTAGTAGCGGCCAAGCGCGAGGGATTCGGCTTTATCGGCGTAGAGCTTACGGAGGAGTATATTCCGATTATCGAGGCGAGAACCGGAATAGAGGCGGAAACAAGCGAAAGGCAGGCGATAGAATGACGTATTTACTTTATAAAGGCGATTGTTTGACGGAGCATGAGCGAATTGAGAGCGGTAGTGTTGATTTAATTTTATGCGATCCGCCATATGGTACGATGAGAGGTGCGCAACTTGATGGTTGGGATAACGCTAACACGGCGTGGGATATGGCGTTAGAGCCTTCGGACTTATTCGAGATTTCTAACCGTATATTAAGGCGAAATGGCAAGCTTGTATTATTCTCGCAAGAGCCGTATACGAGCCGATTAATTACGGAGGCTATTTCGAATTTACCGTTTAATTATCGGATGATTTGGGAGAAAGACCATTTCGCGAACAGTTTAATAGCGAAGAAAGCCCCCGTTAGTTACTACGAGGATATCCTTGTGTTTAATAAGACGTATGATACGGACGGACTGCATCCGTTGCGGGAGTACTTCTCGAAGGTACTTGACTATATAGGCGAGGGGTTATCATCTATCAACAAGCGGCTAGGTCATAGGAGAGCGGAACATTCATTTTATATAACAAGCACGCAATTATCGTTATGTACGGAGGAAACATACGCCGAGCTTATCGACGTTTATAATATCGATAAGATGCCAGAATTTAAGGCTTACGACGAATTGCAGGCGATAGATAGGCGATATGCTCCATCCGTATTCAACCTTCCGCCCGACGCAAAATACAAGTCGAACATACTACGCTATAAAAAGGACTATGACGGCTATCATCCGACGCAAAAGCCCGTCGCATTACTCGACGACTTAATCCGCACATACTCGAACGAAGGCGACCTCGTCGTAGACTTGACGATGGGTAGCGGAAGCACAGGCGTCGCAGCCGTTAAAGCAGGGCGGAGGTTTACGGGAATCGAGATGGACGATAAATACTACAATATCGCAGAAAGGCGAATAAATGACGCCGTAAACGAAAGGCGGGCGATTAGATGACGACATGCACTCCATACACACCACAGCAAGCACACGACGACATTACGACGCTATTTGACGCTTATTACGACGCTAAAAAGGCGGGGGATTCAATCCCGCCAAATAAGCGCATAGAGAGCGCCGACGCTATCGTAGAGCATTACGTCGAGATTAACGGCAAAAGACCGCCAGCGAGCGTATTAAGCCGTTTAGCGACGTATATATTGCTCGATACATTATCCGACAGCCATCCGGACAAAATGGCGCGCGAGGAGTATCCGATTATGAGCTACGGGCAGACAGGGCGATATTTTGAGCGCAATACGACGCTTAAAGACGTCGAGTACCCGCAAGAGGACGTCATAGGCACGGTAAGTAATACGACAACGGGCGCTAGGGACGTGCTACTATCGCCTATTAATAAAAATGAGCAGGCGGTAGATTGGGACGTATTCTTACGCCAGATATTAACCGAGCGGGAGTATAGCGTTATTTTATCGTTATATAAAGACGGCATGACGCAAGCGGAAACAGCGGAAAGGATGGGCGTAGATAGATCGAGAATTAGTCGTATATCTAATAGAGCGCTCGATGAATTACGTCTATTTATCGAAAATACGTAGCACAATAAAGGCAATTAGTTCGTAGCATTACGATACTATTCGGAGGTTAAATCGGTAGCACAATATCGCCGATTAGCCATTTATATAATCTGTGAGAAGAGATCTCCTCTAAAATAATTTATTAAAAGGAGTCGATAATCATGGCGGAAAATAACCGCGGAGATTTTCAACCAATTTGCGGATGTTACCGGGAAGTTGAGGGCGGAGGAATTTGTTATTGCGACGAAGGGATAGAACCTCCTCTCGGAGATTTGACGATTAGTATTACGGCAGACGTAGAGGAAGCAGTTACGGGCTTAAAACGCCTAGAACGCGCTTATTTTGACGAATAAAGGCAAGCGGGAGGAATATTAAAGAATGAATGAACGAGCGAAAGAGTTAGCGAATAATACGCTGTCGACAACGGCGGAAATAGCGTCAGGTATGTTGTTATTAGCGAAAGCCGGCATGGATGCGGAAGATTTAGCGGATTATAAGCCGAAGGATTTCAGGCGGACTATTTCGAGAAGGAATAATAATCGAGAATAGAAAGAATAAGAGAGGGCTTCGGCCGGCTCTTTTTGCGTTTTATTTATTATGCGGAATAGTAAACGGAGGTTATTATGTGGAGAAAGATAACGACTTATTCTATTGCTATTCGACGACATTAATGTACTTCTTAAAGGCGAACGGCTTGCGTTATGAATACGCGGATATTCATCATCGGACAGGCAACCGGATGTGGGTATTTCGCCGCGACGATAGATTGCGGAGCTTGCTCGATGAATATGACGAGCGTAAGGCGCAGGCTAGACGGGAAGGGCGTATTTAGCGGATAGTAGTCGGAGTGAATTAGTGAACGGAGG